TGTGGCGTATGTGATGAAGCTTGGGCCACTAGCTTACAAAGACACTGACAAATTCGGTGCGGATGGTGAGCCGTGGTGTAAAGAGGGTCAGTGGGTTTGCATTGGTCGTTACTCAGGTTCCAGATTCAAAATTGATGGCGGGGAGGTTCGTATCATTAATGATGACGAAGTTATCGCTACTATTGTGGAGCCTGACGATGTTAAACATATTTAAAGGGGCAAGTTATGTCTGAAGAAATTGAAGAAACAGAGGTTTCTTTTGAGGATCCCGACAGTCAGGTAGAGTCCGACAGTCCGGAAGAACCAAAAGTTAAACAGGCGTCTAGCGAAGAAGAGCTAGACACTTATAGCAAGGGTGTGCAGTCGCGCATCAAAAAACTGACGGAGAAATACCGTCAGGAAGAGCGTGACAAGGGCGAAGCCGTTCGGCTTTCTCAACAGCTATTAGATGAGAACAACAAGCTGAAAACTCGAGTGAAGGCTTTGGATACGGGGTACCTGTCGGAGTACGGCACACGTTTGGAGTCTCAAACTGAAGGTGCAAAGCGCATCTACAAAGAGGCATACGAAGCTGGAGATACGGACAAGATGTTAGAGGCCCAACAGGCTTTGTCCAACATTGCTGTCCAACAGCAGCAGTACAACACGGCTAAAGCTCGGGCTGAACAACAGGCTAAGATGCCTGTACAACAGCAGCAACCTGTACAACAACCTGTACAACAGCAACAGCAGGCGGCACCCGTGCCCGACGAAAAAGCTGTTGCTTGGAAAGATAAAAATAAATGGTTTGGTAGCGATAAAATCATGACTACTGCTGCTTATACCATTCATCAGGAGCTCGTCGAAGAGGAAGGGTTTGACCCGAACAACGATGAGTACTATACTGAAGTCAATCGTCGTATGCGTGAGGAGTTTCCTCACAAATTTGCGGCGAAGAAATCGGGTGGAGGAAGTCAGGTCGCTTCTGCTGGCAACTCCGCATCCCGCAGCACGAAAACAGGGCGCAGGACGGTCAAGCTATCGCATTCCGCAGTTGCTATTGCAAAAAAGCTAGGCGTACCTCTTGAAGAATACGCAAAGTATGTAAAGGATTGATGCCATGACTGACACTAGAACAGCGCGCAAGAGCGCAACACGCGAAACAGAAACGCGCAGAAAACCATGGGCACCGCCCAGTCACCTAGCTGCACCAGATGCCCCAGAGGGATTTGTGCATCGCTGGATACGAGTTGCAATGCGAGGCGAGGAAGACAAAATGAATGTCAACGCCAAGCTTCGTGAAGGATGGGAACCTGTCCGGAAAGATGAGTATCCAGACTATGAGGCCCCAACTATCGACGATGGTCGGTATGCAGGCGTTATAGGACAAGGTGGACTGATGCTATGCCGAATGCCTGAACAGACAGCACGCGAAAGAAACGAGTACTACGGGGGCCGAACCCGCGAACAGATGACAGCTGTAGACCAGGACCTAATGAAGGAACAACATCCTTCGATGCCGATCCACAATGATCGGCAAAGTCGTGTAACTTTTGGTGGTCGCGAACGCGACTCCAATTAATTTAGAGGATTGCTACAATGGCAAACAGTAATGGTGCCTTCGGACTACGTCCGATTGGCGTAGTCGGTCAGGCTGCGAACACCACTGGTATGACTGAATATCGTATCGCCGCAGGCAACACTAACTCTATCTTCCAAGGCTCTCCTGTTATCCCACTCGGCACTGGCTTTATTGACATTGTTGGGGCGGCGGCAGGCGGCGCGGTAGGTTTACTAGGTGTTTTCTGGGGTTGTGAATACGTTTCGTCCACCAATGGTGAGAAGATTTATTCTAACTCTTGGCCCGGTTCTGGCGCGGATACTAATCATCCGGTCACAGCCTTTGTGTACGACAACCCAATGCAGACATTTACTATATGCTCAGACGCATCGCTTACAAGCGAAGCAACTGCGCGTGGACATGTGTTCTCAAACGCAAACTTTGCTACTGGTGCGTCGGGGTCTTCAACCTCCGGCATCTCTTCAGCTAAGTTGGCTGTCGGCACTATCGCAAATACTGCTGCATTGCAGCTTCGTATTATGGGTATTCAAAACGACCCAGATAACGTAGACTTCACTGTAGCTGGTATCCCATTAATTGTTCGACTGAATAACAGTTTTAATTCCGCCAACGGCGCGATTGCAGCTGGTACTCCTTCGACTACTGGCGTTTAAAGGAGGTCTAGAAAATGGCTATTTCACGCGCACAATTAGCGAAAGAGCTAGAACCAGGTCTCAACGCCCTGTTTGGTTTGGAGTACAACAAGTACGAGAACCAACATGCAGAGATCTTCACAACAGAGTCTTCTGATCGAGCATTCGAGGAAGAAGTTATGTTGAGTGGTTTCGGCGCAGCACCAACCAAATCGGAAGGTTCTGCTGTAAACTTTGACGACGCTAACGAAGCATACTCTGCTCGTTACAACCACGAAACAGTGGCGTTGGCATTCTCAATCACTGAGGAAGCTATCGAAGACAATCTCTATGATCGTCTTGGTTCACGTTACACCCGTGCGTTGGCTCGTTCAATGGCGCACACAAAGCAAGTCAAAGCTGCTTCAGTACTTAACAACGCCTTTACTGGTGGTGCTAGTGCTGGCGGTGACGGCGTTGCTCTTTGTTCCACTGTACACCCGCTAACTAACGGCGGCACATTCGCAAACACTCCAGTAGTGGCTGCTGATTTGAACGAAACTTCCTTGGAAGACGCTCTGATCAACATCGCTGGTTTTGTTGACGAGCGTGGCTTGAAGGTCGCCCTGCGCGGCACCAAGTTGGTCATCCCGCGTCAACTGCAATTCGTTGCAGAACGCTTGATGGTTTCAAACTTGCGTGTTGGCACAGCCGACAACGACACTAACGCGATCCGCTCAATGGGAATGTTGCCTGAAGGTTATGCCGTCAACGACTTCCTCACTGATCCGGATGCATTCTTCGTGTTGACAGATGCTCCTCGTGGTATGATCCACTTTGAGCGGACACCACTTTCCACTAACATGGAAGGTGACTTCGACACGGGTAACATGCGCTTTAAGGCGCGTGAGCGTTATAGCTTCGGCTTCTCCGACCCACGTTGTGTCTACGGCTCTAACACCTAATATACGGTGTAGTTTCAAGGTTAGAGGCGGTCTTCGGATCGCCTCTTTCTTTTTGGTTTGTCCTGTTGTATCGTATAGGTACCCCTGACAGTCGCATGGTGCGGCTGACATTTGCCACGACAGGAGACTCACATGGCTACTACAACTTTTTCAGGCCCCATTCGGGCTGGAACGATTAAAAACACTACGGGCATTGACGTTCAAGATAACATAGCAAACGTAGGCTATGTGGTTATGTCACAGTCCGCGGGTGTAACCCAAGCGGGCAACACTACCTCCCCAGCTACTACTATTGTCATTCCTGCGAACAGCCGGATTCTTTCGTGCCACCTGTACGTTACATCAGTCTTTAGCGGCGCAGCCTCTACAGCAGGTTTGGGTTTCGATGACGGAACTATAGTTACAGCAGCGGCTCTTACGGCGGCAACTGGAGTTGCGGCGGGTACTTTAGGTATCATTGAGCCAACCGCGGGTGCGAACCTTGCTCGGATTCAGAACTGGGACAACACAGGCACCACTGCAAAGCGCATCCGTCTTCTCCCAGTTAACACGGGAACGGGTACTGGTATTCTTGTTGTAAACTACGTCCAAGCTGTACACACCGCAATCCGTCCATAAGGAGTAGTTGAATGGCTGGCTCAGACATAACCGCGTATAGTCACGCGCAAGGTTCAGCGGCGGCTCTTATAGGGCCGTCTAGATCGCGACTTCAGGCCGTAAACATATACGCGACTGCGGTGGGCTCGTTCACTCTTACCAATGGTAATGGGGGAGCAACGCTGTTAACGCAGAAATTCCCCATAGGTATGAACGAGATATACATTCCTGAAAATGGGATGTTGTTTACTTCTGGAGTTTTCATTTCTGCGCTTACGGGCGCGGGAACCGAACTTACGTTTCTTCTAGCGTAGGGAAAATGCATGGCTAA